GTACCGTAATCATTACTAAAGCCACTAATACGTCTATAGCCACCTGTAACAGCAGGTTCATAGTTAATCAAAGCCACGGCAGAGCCTGGGGAAGTCTCACCCTGTGATAACACATCACGGTTAGTGTTAAGACCGCCTTGGCAGAAGACTTTAAATGAGGCTAGATTATCAGCCATTAGTAACCGCCACTAAAAGAAGATGTACTACCTCGTGTAACTACTGTAGAGCGGATCTCAATAGCATCATCCATTAAGACACGGCGCATAGACTTAATGCCATCCTCAAAGTTATTCTGGTGCATTGCAGCACTCTGCTCGTTGCTACGGAAGCGCATCATAAACATCATTGCACCATCAATAAGTACGTGTTTAAAACGATCTGGTATAACTGATACGTCATTGTATAGTGTAAGGTCCGAAGGGAAAGACCAGTATACATACTCAATCTCATACGCAGCGTTAGGCACAGGCGTAACACCAAAAGACTCACCATAAGTCTGATATACTACAGAGGGAGCAGACTCACCGTTTACTGTATCACCGCTATCGTCAGACGATCTATAGTTCTGAATGTAGTCTTCGTAGGAGATAGCCTTCAAGCGGCGAGGACCGTTCTGCTCTGACTCAAGCTTTTTAATGTAGAAAGTATCCCAGTCTACACTTGAGTAATCTGCAGGGAAGCTGTACTGACGTGTACCAGCAGCAAGAGTTTGTGTGTAGGTAGTCTTGAGGAAGGGCCACTCTTGACCCGTCTGTAGAATAAGTCTAATGCTACTATTGATTGCATCCTTAGCTAGAGCTTGAACGTTACGCACGGTATCAAAGCCATCACCTGCTGTATCAAGTGTGACTTCGTTCATGCGTCTTAGTAATTCATTAACTAGCGATACGTAAGTAGCCATAGAGTTATCCTACCCTTAAGTAAGCTGAAGGGCCAGCCTCCTAAGAGACCAGCCCGACAGACTAAGTGTAATTAAGCAGCGTTGTAACGTGCTGTGATAAGTGCCTCGGGGCGGAGAATTTTGCGCCCATAGAGATGCATACCACGTACAATGTCAGCAAAGCTGTCTGGGTCACGGTAGTTCTCAACTTTGTTGATCTGCTCAGCAGAAGCAACAGCATCGTCCTGACCAGCTACGATAACACCGTAGTTAGCGTCTTGTGCAGTTGTACCTGAAGTACCAGCACCAGTGCCTTTAGCAGGCAAAGCATTGGACACATAAACACGGAAGCCGTGAATGTTGTTCAATACCAGACCGTTTTGCAAGCCTGAGCCGCCAAAGTCGCCATTCAACATGCGTGAATCTTCGTCTTTGAGCATCTCTACAAACACTGGGTCAAGAACAACCCAACGTCCACGTGCGTCTACGTTCTGTGTATCCATCTTACGAGCCATACGTGCAAGTACAGTCAATGGAGAAACAGTAGTAGCTGACAGGGCAGTTGCACCTGGCAAACGTGGAGCCAATGGTACGGAGTCACCTGCAGTTGCTGTAGCAGCAATAGTCAAGTTACCGAAGTCAGTTGCGTCCAAGTGGTTTGCTGTGAGCAATTCACCAGTCAAGTTACCTGCTGTTGGGTGCTGTGCATCACCAGAAGTAGTAGTGATGTAAGCGCCTGCAGTAGTGTGACCTGAGAGGTAAGACAGTACGTCTGTATCCATAGCGTCAGCCATCTTATAGGCAGCACGATCAGCAGCCAAAGATGTGAAGTCTACGTTTGCAAACTGCTCTTCAATGTCATCCATTTTGAAAGCAAAGTAGTTAGCTTTGTCAATGGTGAGCGAGAAGTCAGAGTCATCAAGCTTCTCTACGGAGATACCTGTGTGACGCTGCAGAGCGTTGACTGTTACGTCTGGCTCTTTTTGAATGCGAACTGTGTCGCCTTGGTTTGCAATCTCACCAAAGTAAGAGTTGTTAGTGATTGCGTTAGTTACAGCTGCACGGCGAAGTGCAATCTGTGCTTGTTTGGAGTAGATAATCGGGGAGAAGTTCCCGTCAAAACCACCACCAGCGGTTCCAATAGCCATAATAATTCTCCTTTATAGATATGGCGTGAAAGTTAGACACTACATATCCACATTAAAAGAGGCTCGTTGTCTTAGGGTAGTCAGCAGTGCTATCAGGATGGCCGTCCTTCAAGCGCTGGGCCTATACTTAGAGGTAGTTCTTCGTGTGGCTAGTGCTTAGTTAAAAGCATGTACAAGCAGTTAGTGCCTGACAATGTACATGCCTATAGTTTTACCTACAATTAAAGTAATGTCAATCTATTTCTTTGACATATCGTAAATAAACTTGCCTTGACGTTGAGCTTCAAAGATCTCTTCTGAGCGCTTTTCGTACTCCTTGATAGACATCTTGGCTACCTTGGATTCACTCAAGTAGCTTGCAGAGCTATCTTCGCTAGGCGTAGTGTTTCGTTTAGTCCTTACTGAAGAGGCAGCAGACTTATCAGAGCTAGAGCCTTTGGTAGGCTTTATACCATTGTCACTCTTATATAAATCAATAACACGTGCTACTGACTTGGCGTCCTCTGAGTTCTCGTAGAGAGCATCCTGTACCCACTTAGGTTGTTCTTCTGCCCAGTCGTGGAAGGCGTCATCACTGCGGATACTTTCAAAGTCTGGGTGTAGGCTTAGTAGTTCAGCTTCAGCACGTTCTCGCTGAGCTTGGATACGCATACCTTCAATCTCTTTTAGTCTACTATCTAGTTCTGTTGAACGCTCACGTGACTTCTTATCTGCGATAGCTTCAACGATACCAGCTACGTCAGGGTACTTCTTAGCCCATGCTTCAATCTCTTGGTCTGACTTAGGTAGTACCAACTCGTTCTTAGCTGCAGCATTGAGTTGTTGCTCTAGCTTCTCAAACTTAATCTTCCACTCTTGCTCTTTGTCTTGCATGTGGCGGCGGATGTCTGAGTAGCGTTGCTTAAACGTCTTCTCTTCAGAGCTTAGCTCAGTAGTAGATTCTTGTGCTTTGGCTTCTGGCTTTTCTTCTTGTTTGGTACTACTCTCTGCCTGAACTTGGGGTTCGCTAGGCTGTGAGCTATCGGGTTCCGCTTGTGGGGTTTCTTCTTGTTGTTCTTCTGCTGTTTCATCTTGAGTAACCCCTGCTTGCTTAAGCAGTTCTTTTAGTTCTGCCTCATCCCGTTCTACACGGGATAAGTTACGCTTGTGTGATACGGAATTAGTTTCGATAACCGCTGATTCTGTTGACATAGTTTGGTCTCTCTTATGTTGGGGCCAGCCGTAGCTGGGTAGCCTTATAGTTATGTTGGTAGTCTAGTAGTTACTTCTTTTTGTTCTTCTTGGAGCGTTTAGATACAAAGCCACCTGCGTTAAAACCCCCAGAACCTGTCTCTGTATTATACGTGCCAACTCCGTAAGAGCTAGAATTATCAGATTGTACCTCAGGTCCAGTACCTCCGAAGGGGTCTAGTTCGTCACTTGCTTCTGGTATGTTAACAGAGTCTTGTATTTCCTGTGAAGGTACAACAGTTGTTATACCGCTGTCTTCATCTGTAGTGTATGTGCCACTGTCTTCTACTACAGGAACGTAAGGATCATCACCACCGCCCTGTTGTTCTACTACTGGGGGTTTATTACCGCTACTCACTTGAGCTACAACAGCTTTAGTCTCTTCATCAGATAGACCTAATAGATTTTTAATACCATCAACAATGCTCCCGCCAAAGTCGAAAATGCTACCACCTTCAGGCGGCTTATACCCTGCTTCAATGATTTTCTTCTTAGTATTGTTAGTAGCCCAAACACCAAACGCACCAAAGATAGGATTAATAGCAGCCATACCTGCCATAATAGCCATTGCAGTTTGGTTCTGTGAGTACGCTTTAGCTAACTCTTCTGTAGTCATACGTGTATAGTCGGGCGTCATCGCCTTCGTAGTTTCAGGGGGTGGTGGATCGTCATCATTACCTGTACGTACTGCAGTCTCTGTAGTTGTAGCTACAGGCTCAGTGGTGTAGCCCTCAGCTACAAGCTGGTCATACTTAGCTTGCTCTGCAGGAAGCGTCACAGACACAGCAATACCGTCAGGAGAGTAAAGCATAACTATACTTGACTGTGGGGCTTGTGAAGCCTCAATGATCTGTTGGCTTAGGTAACCTGGAGCAAAGGCTGTACCCATACCTTGTGTGAACTGAGCTTGGTAAGGATTGACGCCTGACGTAGAAGCGCTGGCAGCACTTACATCTACACCGTCCTGCGCATACAATACTTGACCGCCTTTGTTGTACTCTCCAGTGTTACCTACAGCCTGAGGTGGAGGTGTAACCATACCGCCTACAGCCATGCCCATCTCCTGAAGCATTGCAAGTTCTTCTGGAGTTAGAGCACCCTCGGTCTGGTTGTCCATATTTTGACTTACTGGTTCACCACCAATACGTCCATCAGCTTCCATCTGACCCATGCCACGCTTGGCTTCAGTACGTAGATCCTCAAAGAACTTAACACCGTAGTAGCGTGTAACATCAGCAGGTACAACGTACTCGCCTTCACTCAACTGAGCAGGGACATCATCACGTACCTCTTCTGCCATTGAACCTGGAGGTACTTCATTCCCACTTACAGGGTCTACAGTAGTACCGTCATCTGCGATACCACCCTCTTGAAGTAGCATCTCCATTTGTTTAGCTTCATTGGCTTCCATTGATTTCGTCCCTCATATATTTCAATCTACGTAGTGAGGCGATCTCGCCTTGAACCCTGTACATGTTATCAGGTTGATTCTCTTGCTCTAGTCGTTTGTGTGCAGAGCTTATCTTATCGTCTAGGTACTCTACGTAAGCGTCCCATAGTTGCTTATCGTTGACTAACTTCTTTAGTGCGCCGTTCATTTAGTTCGCCTCTGTACTAACCCACCCTCTGAGAATCTTAATTGTTGTTTTTCTGGATTATAATCAAATTCAGATATATCTATTTCAGTAGCGTTGCTAGTACGGTATCTCTTTTTTTGTGTAAGGTCACCATATCGTAATTCTCGTGTTCCAATTTTAATAGTGTTATTAGATTCTTTTTTTAGTGTATTTAAAACTTTATCTAATGCATCCTTATAAGTCTTTTTAAATACGCCTTCAAAGTATTCTTGAGCAACTTTACCGTGCTCTCCTGTCTTCATTGCCTCTTCATACTTTGCGTAGTAAGGACTGCTAGAGTCAACTACCTCATCAAAGGTATCTGTTCTTTGCCTAGCTATCTCTTTGTAGTTAGGTATTACTATTTTAGTTAGGTTATTCTTTTTTGCATATGCAATATTTGAAAGTATTAACTTTTTTAAGTAGTCACTTCTGCTAAGGATTGGAGACTTTTTAATATCTGGAACTTTAAATTTTTCAGAGTAGTGATCTACAATTTCAGAATTAAGAAAACTAATTGCTTCTTCAATTTTCTCAGAGAGATAAGGGTTTTCTATATCGCCTTCACCTTGAAGCGTGTCACGTATTGCAGAATGCGATATTTTATCTATATCTAAACCTACGGCAGTTATACCGTGTTCTTTTTTTAATATTTCTTTTAATGCATCTTTATTCTTTAATAGTTTTTTCTGTATATTTACATCTCCTAAAGTCTTAAGTTCAGGATTAATATATACATCCCTATAAAACTTTTGTATAGTATTTAATACGTCTTTATCAATATCTACGTCAAAGTCTAAACCGAAATCAGTATCTAGGTCATCAAAAGTTTCAAAGATATGTCTGCTAATATCTTCTTTTGTGTCTACATCTGTGACACCAAGTATTGAATACGCATCATTGTTAGCGCTACGTTTTGTAGCGGTGTCACTTTGAATCTCCTCCATAAGAAGGTATGAATCACCATCCTTTATTTCTTTACCCTCTATTGGAGTTTCACGCCTAATAGAAGACCGTGTATGACCTAAGTTTTTTGTTCCTCCAAAGTGGGCATCATATTCTCCTCTAAGATAGTTTTTTTCGCCTTGTAGAGTTAGGATTACAAAATCTACCTCTTCATCTTGTACAAACTGTCTTTGGGCTTCCTCCATTTCATCGCCATAAGAGTCTACTTTTTCTATCGAGTATTTAGTAGAGCCTTTTTCTTTAGCAAGTTTTAATAACTCTTCTCTAGTGTATAGACGTTGTGGGTCTAAGTCAAGTTCAAAAGAGTCTAGCTCCGACTTGGCTACATTAGGCGCACGTTTTTGTAAGAAAGCAGATATATTCTCCCCCTTACTGCCCTTTTTTCCTATAGTCATTTGTTCTATAGTAGACAGTACAGGACTGTAAAAATCACCTTCAGTTTCGCTAAGTTCTGATCTACTCTTAACGAGTGGGTTCATACTTGATTTAGGAATTGAACTTTTAAAAGCATTAGGGTTATCCGTAATGCCCAGCGCAGAGCTAAGCTCTTTAGCTAACAGTCTAGTGATACCACTCATTAGGCTACGTTCCCACTAAATCCTTGCTCACCGGGTTGAGGCGCTGTGCCTGTACCCATCTGCGCTCCACCTGATCCTGTAGTGTCTTGTACGTTTGCTCCCGCTGGTGCTTGACCTTCTGGTCCTGGCGCTGGGCCTTGCGGTTGAGGTGGCTGTGGGTTCTGCTCTTGGAACTTCTTAAATAGCTCAGCCTGAATAGCAGCATCCTGCATAGAGTTAGTCACTTTGTCTGGGTCTAGGTCCATAGACTTAGCGATCTCACGAATGACGTAATCCATCTTAGCAAACGGTGCAAGGTTAGGATTAGACGCTACCTGCAAGAACTGCATTAGGCGCTGTGAGCGTACCTCGTTAGACATCAAGCTTTCAGTACCTGATGCTTTAACTTCCAAGTCACCCTTGATAGTTTCATCGTAGTCAAACTGCATGTTGAACGAGAAGAAAGCTTTACCTAGGGGGCCAAGCAGATAGTCATCTACGTTCTTAACTACACTACGGATACTACCGTTAGCTGCAGACATAAGCATAGAGATACCTGAAGCTGTACGCCCTACGCCTGAGACACCAGTTTGACCGTGTGCGAAGCTAGGGAAGCCTGTACTCTCATCAGCCAAGACACGAGCCTTGTCAAAGAGTTGCATGTTCTCTTGTGCTACGTTAGGGAACTTAGTACCAAAGATAGCCTGACCCGGAGCACCGCCTTGACGCCTAAAGATCTTGCCAGGGTACACACTCATGTCTTGTCCTGGAACCAAGTTAGTCTCATCGACTTCCATAATAAGGTTACCAGAAAGTGCAGCATTGTCAATAGCCATACGCATAAAACCATTCATCAAGGTCTGCGTATCGTCCATGTTCTCAGCGATACCTACACCAAAGAAGCTATATGGATTGTGCTCGTAAGGAGTGGCGTAATAAGGAATACGTGCTGGTTTGAAGGGGTTAAGCACCATACGTAGTACTTCACCGTTACATACCCAGATGTTACAGCTTACTTCGTTTAGATCACGTAACTCTTTAGGGATCTTAACGCCATTATCTTCTAGGATGTCTACATCAACGAAACCCCAGAACTCCATAACTTCCCAGCGCTCAGACTGAGCAGAGATGTCATCGTCTTCCATCTTCATTTCCCAGTGCTTACGCACGTAGTCGGGGCTTTGAGCGATAGCGTTCTCAATAGAATCATCACGGAAGTAAGGGCGTCCCTTCAAAGAGCGCAGCTGATTGCGTGACATCTTGTGACGCTCAACTACGTACTCTGCGTCATCCATTGAGGTAGACTCAGGGTCAGGGTAGAAGTTCCATACAGATACGTGGTTACACTCAGGGACAGTCTTAACGAGAGGGGAGTACTCACCGTCTTCACCCCAGCTAGGGTACTCTTTATCTACAGCGAATGGACCCTTCATTACGCCTGTACCAAGCAACGCCATCTCGAAAGCCATTGAGCGCAGATGCTTGGATGCACCACTCTCATTAAGCTGATCGTGGATCTTCTTCTCCATCTTCTTAGCTGCTACCATCGCAGGATGGAATGACACTGTAGTAGGAGTAGTACCGTCACCTTCGATGATCTTATCGCTAACAGGAGACAACTTAGTCTTGAGACCCGCTAAGCGCTCCTGTAGATCAATGATCGTTTCTCCGGGTAGTAGCTTACCGTCATCGCCTAACAGCGCTGTAGGGGCTGCTACGTTCTCTGTGACAGCCCTTCCACCTTCACCCGCCTTATCGGCATTAGGATCTACGTTAATATGTACAGCTTCAGCTACACCGTCTGGTAGTACAGTAGGGTCTACTGCAAGAGGGAACTTGTTGTTACCGAAGAGTACGTCTACGATCTGTCCGTAGGCTGCAAGTGTTTTAGTCTTAGTTACCTTAACAAATACACGTGACTTCTCTGTGTCAGTGAACTGTACGTCTGAACTGTAAAGCCCACGGTAGTTACGATAAGCACGTAACCAACGCTCTTCATCTACAAGTCGAGCATCCTCTGCACGTCCGAAGCGATCCTTAACGAAGCTAACTACGCTATTAACAGACTCAAAGAGTTTATCGCTGCCGTTTTCAGCTGCTACTACTTCATCTGTGTCGAAGTTTACGTCTTCAATGTCTGCCATATTTTAATACCCGAATGTTGAGTCTGAAGCTTGAAATCCAGAACGTTGATCTTTAGCTGGATTGTAATCCCATAGAGAACTACGTGGTCTTGTCATTATACCATAACGTAACGCATCATACAAGTGGTCTTCTGCATTAGTATCTACATCTTCTGGGTTTCTTTTGTCCAGTGGGATAGACGGTAGTTGTGCTATTGTGTTGGTACACGTAGAAAAGAATACTAACCTAGGTTCCTCTGTGTATTCATCTACCTGTAGTCTGCGGTGTAGTTCGTTCTTACCAGATATACGTGAGCCTTTTGATCTATCTGAAGGACGCCAGCGACATCCCTTCATGTTCATCTGCTCAGCTAGTGAAGGACCAGTATCACCACGGTTATGCCATAGTGAGGAGTCAAGCACCCCGTAGCGTATAGTACCATCCCTAGCTTCAGCTTCTAAGATCATATCAGCTAAGTCTGTAGCTGTAACCTTAGAGCAGTACAACTCTCTATAAACTATGAGTTGCTCTGAAGGTGTTACTGCTAACCACACAACCCCCGTAAAGGAGCCATACCCGTAGTCACACGCCCTGAACTTAGTCCAAGAGTCTGGTATATCAAAGGGTTCAACTACGTGTATGTTCCTGTTGAACTCAGGGAAGGCTGCACCTTCGTTGACATCCCAGTTACCCTCAAGTAGTTGCTTCCTTTGATGCTCAGGTAGAGACAGAAGCATCGCTTCATAGTCGCCACTCTCAGCTAGGTGAGGGTTATCGAATAGGCTTGCAGGTATAAACCTACGTTTAAACAGTGGATCACCTTCTCTACTGTGACCCTTAGGGTAGGTAAGCGTTTCACCTGTCTCAATGTCTGTAGCCCAGAAAGGCGTGTTAGACGGGGCAGGATCAATAAACATTTTCTTGACCCAAGAGTGGCCTGGACCACCAGGGTTGGTTGTAGCCCTCATATAGAGGCCTAACTCCTTGGAACTACTACGTAATCGAGACCGCATGTAGTTCCACCCATAGGGTGACTGCCATTGCGTAAGCTCATCGAAGGCTACGTAGTTAAACGCCTGCCCTTGGTAGCGCATAACGTCTGTGTCTTTGTCGAGGTAGGACATCCAAAGACGCCCTCCTCGGGGTGTGGTCCACTGAGATTTGCGTTCAGACCACTTTATACCGGGTATTGCTTTAGGGTACAGGTCTTGGCTCTTCTGTATGAGTTCCCTAAGTTCTTCTGTAGTGTGACGTACAAGTAGGCCACTAAAGTCTGGGTTATTCAAGTCACGTAGCGGATCTGCTAGTGTGGCATACGATTTACCTCCGCCAGCTGCGCCTCCATATAGTACCTCACGCTCTGCAGAGGCTAGATATTGTGTCTGAGGCCCAGGGTTAGGCTGAAAGACCACCTCTTGAGCAGCAATAGGGTCAAACTCTGCAGGTTTAACTTGGGCGGGTACTGCTGTCTTGTTCGTCTTCTTCGTAGGTGTAGTAACCGAGTCTTTCTTTTTCGAGGATCTCGTACTGCCTGAGCGCTTTTTCGAGCCGCTGGGCAAGCTTGCGTTTAATTGCAGCAAGTGACTTACGTTTTCTTTCGACATCTATACGCTTTTTCAACCCCATGTGTGAGATATACCTGCCTGACTGTGTTGATAGCCAAGCACTGACTTCCCTGTAACTATACTGCTTTAGATGCTTCTTTGCAAGTACTAAAAGCTCTAATTCTTTAGTAATAGGTTTAAGCCAGTCCTCATCATCCGGGTCTATCTCGTAACCAAATGGTACTTGAGGCGATAATCGTGGGATTCTCTCCCATCTCTTTACTTTAAAGTCAGGCTTAGGCAACATCCAGTAGCCTATGCTCTCACGTTCTTTAGTCTTAGTTACTCGTATCATCTTGCTCTTTAGGTGGGAGGATAAACAAACCACCTGAGGCTTGTACCTCCACACGCTCCGTCTTTACAATACCTGCACGATCAAGTACTTCTTTGGCTGCAGCCATCTTCTCTTTTACACCTAGCTCTGTAGGGTCAATAAGAGCCTGACCAAACGCTACAGCTGCCTTAGGTCCAATACGTGCCATGTACGTCTTAGTACCCTCGAAGATCTCATCCTTAAGAGAATCAATGATAAGCCTCGTAGGCGTGTTATCGCTGTAGCCAGCAAGCTTCTTAGCTTTCACTACGTCACCGCCAGCCTCATCGAAGAGTACCTCTAAGAACTTAACTTGATTCTCTGTAAGTTGTCGTGCCATTACACTACTTTCTTATGTTTCACTGTCTGTTCCGTAGAACCGTTGCTTGATCTCACCACGGGTAACACCAATATCTTTAAGCTGTTTGTCACTCATGTTATTCAGTAAGTAATAGTCTGCTCTCATCTGCTGTGCTCTTGCAATAGATGCACCTATATCAGATAAAAACTTAGCTACAGCTTTAAGAGTGCGTTTGGTTGTAGCAATTACTGTAGTTTTAAACTGGCTTGGGTAGTCGTATGTTAAGTACATTATGTAGTCTCCTGTGTTATGCCGTTCTTGGCATGTACAGTTATACTACAAAACAGTAAGGTTTAGAACTGCTATATTGGAATACCCGCTATGTGTTAGCCAACAGGTACAAACGTCTCAGTTACAGTAAGGATAGTGTCAATATGACCAGCGGAAGTAGGTACGTTTTGTATCTTGTCACCCGGCTGTAGTACTAGGTCAATGTCGGAGAAAGTAACGTAATCACCTGCATTTAAACTCTTACCTGAAAGAAAGTGAGACGTGTAGTTATCAGCTGCTACATACCATTCTACATCTACAGAGTTTGTACTACCACCACCATTAACTATGTGGATAAACGTAACCTCAGCTACACAGTTAGCAGGGCATGTATATACAACCTCTGTAGCAGTGCCACTGTTGTGACCATACACAGAACGCATACGTGCTGGTTTGCCCTGATTGAGTAAGCTCATTTCTTTTTAGCAGCCTTCTTAACTGTCTTTACTACCCAAGCTTCATTCACATCAGGAGTATCGGGGTTGTCAGCAATGAAATGTCCATTTTCATCACGTGCTCGTACCACTTCCAGATCCTCATCTTTAGCCTCTACCTTTTTAGTTACCTTCTTAGCAGGAGTCTTTTTAACAGGCGCTGGGCTTGCAAGGTCTGCTTCCTGGCAGATAGTATTAACGTTAACGTCCTTACTCTGTACGTTACCGTAGTTGTCTTCACCAGCAGACTGGTTACCCATTGAGTCCCACACGTAGCCATGCTCATCTACACGGTAGCCCTTAGCTTCCAGTGCTTCTTTATATTTATGATAATACTTCATTACTTCATATTCTTCATTGGACGTTCAGCAGCCATAGAAGCACCACAAGGTACTGAGCCGCCTTTGTTGTAACCCATCTTCTTAGTCATACCACCCTTCATATAGCCCATCTTCTTAGCTACTTCAGGTGCTTCTTTCTTAAGAGCTTTCATGCCTTTGTTCATCATAGTCTTAATCCTCTTCCGTTATCATATCAATGTCTTTACAGTCCCACCCTTGGCAGGCTTTCTCTTGGCTACACACAAACTCAAACTTAGTACAAGCACCCAAGCCTGACTCAATGTTCAACGCTTTCAAAGTACGAGCACGGTTATCGAAGTACTCACAGTTACCACAAGTCTTAAGGGCTGCAATGTCTGCATCCTTATTCCAAGCTTTACCTAGCTCTTCTGCAGTAGCACCATACATCCAGTACTTCTCTGCACGGTCACGGTTCTTAGGGTCAACCTCAGGGGGCTCCCCTAACATCAAACTCATCATCATAGTACTACTTCCTATACTTAGCTGTCTTCTTAGCGATATTCTTAGGCTGGGCTACAAACTGCTTGCCTTGCTTAGTACCCTTACGCTTGGCTGCACTTGTAGCGGAGTACTCTGCAGGAGATAAAGCATCTCTAGCTTTCTTAGGGAGGTAACGCTCACCTGTAGCTTTCTTACCTTGAGTAGAGGGCTTACCTGACTTAGTACCCCACTTCTCATCTCCCCACTTCTTAAGTGATTTCTGAGGTGCTTTCATTACGACTTGTAGCCTCCACCCTTAGCTTTGTATTGCTTAGCTACCATCTGAGCTTTACGTGCTGACCACTGCCCAGGCTTACCGCCCTTACCGCCAGCCTTCACTTTAGCTACAAGGTTCTTACGCATCGTAGGCTTAGTGTAGTTACCTGCTGCATTAACTGTTGATTTAGTCTTAGCCATTACGCTGACTCTCCTATTTCAAAACACAGAGGTACTGCAAATACACCTTGGCTTACTAAGTATTCAGCCATCTTGGTTGCATCAGCGTTACACGCAGTCTCACCGTAGAACATCTCTTTTTTGTTAGCGAATACCTGGCAAGACGTAGCCATCTGATTAGTACAAGCCAGTATAATAGCTACCCACACATTACCAAGCCTTACATGACCAGTAACGTGCAGTGAACTTATCTGTAGCTGTATCACAACTGTGTCTAGCTCTGAAGTTCTTACGCCGCTCTGGGTTATCCTTCTTGATAGACATGTTCGGATCACCAAAGCGTACAACCTTTACTTGGTCACCCTTCTTAGCTAAGACAGCACTCTTCTTAGATCCACCAGGAGTCTTCTTAGGTTTGTTGTAACCTGGGTACGTCTCACCCCGGTACTTCAACTTACCACTAGGTAAACGTTCTACATCTTTAGTTGTAGCCATATCACATCAACTCAAAATGAGGGCCATCAATAAAGGGTCTGCGCCCTTGACTACGGCGTAAATCTACATAAGCCATCATAGCGTCTTCAGCTGTACCGGGGTAACTACGGATGTCACCCTCTGACCAAGCTGCACCCCACTTGATAGCTACTCCAAGCTCCTTAGCTGCCTCTTTCATTGCATCACAGAGGTCATCGTATACGTTCAACTCCCATACGCCCTTACCATCTACGTAAGCCATAAGGTCTACTGCACGTCCCTCTAAGTGCTTAGACTTCATAGTCTGGGACTTACCTGCAGCTACAAGCTTCTCTTGCTCTTCTACTGTACGTAGACCATAGATTACTCCGAAGTCTACCTTGGTTAGTTCAATAGCACGTTTAACTACAGACACAAGGCTTTCGTCTACGCCTTCCATCTTAGCTAGGCTACGACTTGATAGTTTAAACGCCATTACTTCTTCCCTGTAAAGAACTTAGATACGGAACGCATACCAATACTAGCACTTACGATACCACCTAAGGAGTACTGATACCACGTA